AGTTTTGGACTGCTTCCTTTTCCGGATTGACGTGTAACCGCAAGCATTGGCGGAGCTCCGGATCCGGCTTTTCGGAGCCTGGAAAATCCGCTCGGCCAATGCGATCGACGGGAACAGGCTCACCTCGCCGGCCATCCAGGCGACGGCGAACGCAGTGCGATCTTCTGCGTCGGCGCGTGATATCCGTTCGACACGTAGTACGGCAGTTGCGTTTCGATCACTGGGGACGTAAAGCATGTTTCTCTCCTAACAGTCAGGTTGCGGGACGCTTCCAACGTCCCGTGGCCGCCCCTTAGGCAAGGCTTCGCCGTCGGCCAGGCGGCCGTGGTTGCCGACGGGAATTTCGGAATTCAGGATTATTCGGGCGGCAGCTCGAGAACGTCTTCGAGCCGATAACCGACAGTGCGGTCGCCCATGCGGACTTCCTTTCCGCGCAGATGCCTGGCCACACTGTCCTCGGATTGGTCGCGCAGCTCGGCTGCCTTCTTTCGCCTCACAATGCGCTTGCGCTCCAAGCTCGGGCTAAGCGTGATGTCGCGATCGGTAGGAGCGGGCATTGCAGGTCTTCCCCGTGGGTGGCGGTAGGTGGCACCAGGACGGCGCGTCGGTATGCGGGAGACGATCCCCGATGTTGTGGAAGAAGTATAGTGCGTAACTCCGCGCAACTCCGCGCAACCGGTTACGCGGGGTTACGCGGACTTGAAAAGCCCGGGAATTTCATCGAGGTGGTGCCTGCGGATAGCTCTCCTGACGGTATTGATCTCGGGGTCAGCCTTTCGCGGCTTCCCATCAAGGCGCTGCGCATTGATCTGCAGCCACTCCTCGAAGGCCTGCCGATCCTCGAATGGCTTTTTCTTGACGATGTCGGGTAATTCGGCCGCCAGGTCCTTCCAGTTCCAAATTTCGCGGCGCCCCCCTCGATCCCTGGCAGGGGCAGGCTCGGCAGGAAGGTCTTCCTGCGCCACCTCGACACCGACGAGAGCGATGTCTCCAAACCCCATCCCCGCGGCGGTGTCGAGAACCACCGGCTTCGTGGCTGTGTTCTCGTGCCAATCGACGCGGACGGAGCTCTGCCAAAACCCGTCAACGGGGGTATCTGGTGGGCTCACGGCCTTCGACCGCCAGCGCAGCTTCTTGGCCACCAGCCGCTCGACGATCCACGACCCGGCGTACTTCGGGGAGAGGTAGACGCGACCGATTTGTTCACGCGCCTTCTCCAGGGAAAGCCACGTGATAGGCTTGGCGGCAGCCTTCGCCATCGGTCACCCCCGTTGGCAGGTCAGGGCCAGCCGGGTGTTTCCGCACCCGGCCGGCCTGCTCTATTTCATGCGTGCAAGGATACTACTTTGCTTTCCTCACCGTCGAGCGCGGCAATCACGTGGTCGGCCCACATGTCGAGCGCGGCGCGCTTTTCACGTTCATAGCCACTGCGATTGTAAATCCCGCCGACACCGGCGCGATGACCGGCATGGTTCAACACAGCTTCGATAACATGCGGCGAGACACCCAACTCGCCCATGTGGGTCGCTGCGGATCGGCGCAAATCATGGATCGTCCACAGCTCGACCCGCAGGGCGGCTGCGGCCAGCCGGGCGTCGAGCTGTCGTTTGCCGTAGCTCCAGGACCGAAACCCGCCGCGTGCGAAGACGTGGTCCCCGTATCGGTCGCGCGCGATCGTCGACAAGATGGATTGTGCCGGGCCCGGGATCGGAACGACGTGCGGTCGCCCGGTCTTCACCCGCTCGGCCGGCAGCACGATCATGCCGTCCCGGATTTCACCCCATAGCAAGCCGCCAATCTCGGCCGCCCGGCAGGCGGTCAGGATCAGCAGCCTGATGGCCTTTCCGAAGCTGTCATCGCCGGCATGGCGCCATACCGCAGCCAGCTCCTCGATTGTCAGCACACGCGAGCGCGCCTGTTCCGGCGCGACGTGCGTGCCGGCCACGGGGTTGGCGGCCTCTGTCAATCCGCGTTGCATTGCCCAGGTAAAGAAGCCCGACAATGATGCCCGTGTCCGATTCGCCGAGACGCTGCCGCTCGCGGCCGCCACACCGGCGAGCAGGCTTGCGACGTCGCGGCGGGTGACGAGCGCCAGACCAAGGCCGTGCAGCGGCTTGGCGTACCGCAACAAGTGGCGCTCGACGCTCGTGTAGCTCTTCGGCCGCATCACGCGCTTCTTCTCGGGCAGGTAAATCCGCAACGTTGCCTCGAACGTGTCGGCGGCGCGTATCCGGCCCTCGGCCCTGCTCGCGGCCGGGTCTTCGCCAAGCCGGACGCGCGCATGCAGCTCGCCGGCGGTCTTCCTCGCTTGCGCGAGTGTGACCGCTGCGGCGAGGCCTAGCGACATGCGCCGCTGCTTCTTGCCGAGCTGGTACTGGAAGATCCACGACCGCTTGCCGCCGCCTCGCAATCGCAATCCCAGGCCGGCAACGTCATCGTCGAAGAAGATCGCATCGGCTTTGCCGGCGGGCAGGGTGAGCTTGGCGATCGCTGGTTGGGTGAGCTTCATTGTGGGTTTCCGTTTCTGGGAAGGCTATGGGAAAGTCGTTCACGCACTTTTTTGCCCTCTCATGCTGTCAATAGACAGCCGAAATATGTCAGAAACCCGTATGTTGCAAGCCTTATGCTGCCTCCTGCATTCTCATGCAAACTTGCCACGGCTATGTGCATGACAGCCGGTAGATTGTGGGAGGCAGAGAACAACATGAGATAAATCAATGTGTTAGCTTGAGCGCGCTGGCCCTTTCCTTCCCAGAAAAACGATTTGGGAATGCTATGGGAATGTTGGCGGGCGCGCCAGAAGTCCACCCAGAGGCCTTCCGGCGGCCCTATGTCCGGCAGCCCGGCGGCCCTATGTCCGGCAGCCCTTGCCCCCGAAAAACGCACCAGCGAGCTTCCTACGGGCACCGCCGCCCTTGCGCGGGTTGCGCGGCAAAGCGCGGCGTGAAACAAAAAGCCCCGCGGAGGCGCAACCCCGCGAGGCCTTCGAGACCAACACCAAACCGCATCGACAGAGCAGCCCTACCACAGGAAGGCACTGCCGCATGCACCTAGTCCGCTACGTCACAGTGATCACCCACGGCGGAGCGCGCGTGATCAAAGTCTCGCTGCCATTCGTTCGGCTGATCGCCGGCAAGGGTCGCTATCGGAAGCCGCCGCCCCTCGAGCGGCGTGAACGAGGGCCCGCCATGAGCGAAAGAAACATCCGCCGCGCCCTCGGTAAAGACCCCGAATACAACGAAAAGCTGCGCGACGCGGTCGTCTTCGCGGCGACGTTGCGGCGGATCGCCAGCAAAGGGTTTTAGGCACCCCGCGGCACCCGGCCTCGACCGGCGGTTTCCTTCTCCCAACCCCCGCGAAGTGTGATTTTCTTCTCGCCAACATCACAAAACCTGCGGCCGTTGAAACGAGACGGCGTGCGCGCCGCGGCCCAAGGGAGCCTGCCAGTTTCGGTTGTGCCCCCCCGGGGGTCTACTTCTGATTTAAGGCGCATCATCAGCGGCAAAGCTGGGTCGCAACCCAACTCCACAAGCTTTCTGGCGCTAGCGCAGAACGGCACGGTCGACGACTCCACCAAGCAGGTGCCGTCGTCCAACGTTGCGCGGAAGCGCCCAGGCAGTCGCTCGCCGTTCGCTCGCTTGGCCGCCTCGATCAAGATCATCACCATGTGCTGCGTCCCTTGCGCACCACGGCCACTATCATCGCGATCGACCGGCACGCGCTCGACGCCATGCCCTGAACGCTTTCCTAAAATCTCAATTCACCGAGCGAACGGCGCGGATATTCGGCAAGTCGATGGTGTCGCCGCTCTTGGTGTTGGTGGCGACGACGGTGCGCACCTCCGACAACGTGGCTCGCACTTCGCCGAGTTCGATGCTCAACGATCGTATGGAGCGTTCCAGACTGTCGCTCTGCTCATCGCGCATCTCAGCGATCAAGCACATCAAGATCTCACTTAAGCGCTCACGCTCGACCTCGACCGCGGCCGCGATGGCGGCGGCAACGCGCGCATCGATCGCGGACCAGTCGACGGGCGCTGGTCGGGCGTCGCGCTCGCGCTGTCGGCGCGCCTGCTCGAAACGCTGTTCCTGCGCTGCGAGCCAACGGCGATCGGCATCCAACCTGGACTCGACCGGCACACTCATCACCTCGGCAAGCAGGGCGGCGGCGTCATCCGGCGGCGGCTCGTAATCCTGCACCGCCGTCGAAGGCGACAGCCGCTCCAATGTGGAACGGACCTCGCTCAAAATTCTCTCGCGTTCGGCTTCGCTGTAGCGGCTCATGGATCAGGCCATGTTGGAGATGCGATGGGCGTGGGGTCGAAACTTTTTGGGTCGATCGCCGAGCCGTCCATCTGATGGGTCCAGGTGTGCGGCAATGTTCCTGCGGCCTGCGCGATGGCGAATTGATCGCACTCATGCTGCGTTGGCGTCGGCCGCCAGCCGGCCGTGCTGGTTTGCTGCGCGATCGTTTGCTGCACGCGCGCGTCGCGCTCGTTGGCGAGGCGCTCTCGGATACTCGGTGTCGTCGTCATCGTTGGTTACCCTTCGATACCCGGTTACGATCAGTTACCACGTGACGTTTTGTACCCACGCCACCGCGCTGGCCGAGCGCCGCGCCCAGGTCGCATTCATCAGCAACCGGATGACAGTGGTATCCGTCTGGTACGTCGAGATGGAGCGCGCGGCAACAACGGGCGGTGTTCCCCCGACGCCAATATCGACCGGGCTCGAGTCGAGATGCACGGTCGTCTCAGCAGAGGAATCGAGCCGCAGCGCCTCGACCACGCTCACGATTGCGCTCGGCACGACGCCGACGATGGTGCCGGCGGGCAGCGCGGCCGATGCGTATGTCGGCATCGCATCGCGAGGGGCCATTGCGAGGGCGGCCGCTTGTCCCGGCGATGCAACGAGGATGGCACCAGCGCTCCCGGAGCATGGGGCGAGGGCTTGGGCAATCTGTTCGACGTCCTTGGTCATGCTGGCGCCTGGCGTCAGCGACGCGATGCCCGCCAAGATGCCGCCCGGGTGGACACCAGGAGTTTCCGCGACGGCCGAGAACATGGCGAGATCGAGCGCCGCGGCGGTGTTTTCGATCAGGACGGCTTTCACCAGATCCACGGCGTTGGTGTTTTTCATCAGCTCGTTTGAGAGCGCTACCATGACCGCGAGCTTGAACGGCGACAGGGTGGCGGCCCGGCTCGACACGCCCTGCGAAAGCGGGATGACCCCGCCCTCGGTTACCCAACCGGCGTTGGGCGCGACCATCTGAGGGATGCCGATCGAGCCCGCGCCGTCGAAGCTGAGTTTGATCGAGCGCGCCAGGATGGCGGCACTGGCAGAGATCGGCACAAGTGAACTGAGGAAGGCGAGCGCGATCGTCTGGAGCGCGGCGGCGCTGGTGGTCGAGAGCGGCGCGCTCGGCGAGCGCAGCACGAGCTCGGCCTGCCGGTCGCCGGCCAGTGTCCGATACGCGCCCGCATCGCGGATGCCGAGGGCAGCGACGATGGCTGCGCGCGCGATCGAAGTCATCGCGGCTTCACGAAGCGCGTCGCGGTCGGGCCTCAACGGAACGCCCTTCGGCGGTGCTATACCCATGTGGTCCTGCCAAAGAAGTTCGCAGCTCGCCTCGGAGCCGCCGTCCGCTATGCAACGAGCCATGAAAGCGGTTTCGCTTTCGTCGGGTCGCGGCGGGGTCGGTAATGCTCGTCGGATCATGCGGGCCCACGATACGCCCGGCCGGCGGCGGCCGGTGTAGACGCGTCACGCCTTTTTTTCGTTAGGTCGCCACAAGGCGCGGACCTCGAGCGGCGGCAAACAGGCGACCGCGCGCTTCGCGCCGGCGGCACCGTAACGCTTCGGGGGTTGTGCGCAGCATGTGTGCCATCTGGACCAAATCGGCATCACGTATTGAAGCAAGATGCCCGTCCCGATCAATGCGCAGTTGCTCGAACTCTGTCCGGGGCGGATTTCTAACATGGGCGGCGGCGTAAAGCCTCTGGATCATCAACATCGGCTTCTCCAGCTCATCGTGCCGAGTAAGCGAGCATGCGCTCGAGCGCGGACCCGATTGCCGCCCGGTCGTCGGCATCGGATTCCGTCAGCCACTGCGTCTTGATCAGCAGCTCGACCACGGCCGCGTTCACCTCGATCTTCACCATGATCCGGCCGGCGCAGGCGCGTCGGCGATAGCGGCGCTGGCGGGCCGAGGCGGCACGGCGGCGATCAGGGCGTTCGAGCATCTTGCGCAGCCTCCAGGCTCTCGGCGAACCATCCCTTGAGCGTTGCGGCGTCGTCGCCAAGGTGGGCGATCGCGAAGGTCGCGCCGTCGCGCGCCTCGAACATCACCACGAAGCCGCCGCAGTGCGCGCACCGGCCGAGCTGGCAGGCTGTCGCTTCCAGCGGCGGCCGGCCCGGCGGCCACGTTGTCGGTTTGTCGGTCGTCATCTTGCCCCTCCCCCCTGGCGCTGGTTGCCGGCAGCCGGCCGGCGCGGTTTTCACGGGACGGGTGACGGAGTGACGGAAGTGATGCAGTTGCCGGGTTTTCTCTACCTGCGCGCCCGCGCGCGACAGGGGAAAGAACCAGGCATTTTCCGTCACATCGTCACTCCGTCACCGCTTCATGGCTTGATGCGGATGCCCTTGACGCCCACACCATACTTTCCGTGGGCAAAGCGCAGCTCTCATTGGAAGCGGGAGATGCCGGACATACGGGACATGTTGACACCCCTGTTACCCTTTTTGTCACTGACAGTTTCCCGCGAGGGGGTATGAATATCTCCCGCATCTCCTGCATCTCCCGCCTTTAACTTTCGATCACGCGCCACTGCGCGATGTGAGATTTTCCGCCGAAGCTATGCCTACGCAGTGCGCGCCGGCCGAGCACGCGATCGCGGTGCGACCGCAGCCATGTGCCGAGCCGGGACGGGCTGATCTCGCCGCCCTTGCCGACGGCCACCGCCAGCAGGGCGTCGCGGAGATCCTTCTCGGCATAAGCACCGGCACTGTCGCGCTCGCTGGCGCGGGTTATGAGATCAGCGGTGGTGATCCCGCCCTCGCCGATCACGTTCGACCAGGCGGCGAGCACCGCGGCGAACGTCTGCCGGTCGGGGTCTTCCTCGGCGGCCGCCGTGATGGTCTTCACCGGATCGCCGCTGCCGAGCCAGACCAGGGCCGAGCGCACGATGCGCGACCAAGCCGCAAAGGACAGCAGCGGCGCCTCGGGAGGCTCGCCGGACACCAGGAAGGCACGGCAGACCGTCAGCGCGGCGGCAATGAATTGTCCGCGATTAGCCAGCACGCGGGCGAGCGGCTCGTCGTTGAACCGCCGCTGCCAGGGGTCCTCGCGGCCGGCGTCCATGTGCGCAACCACGGCGCGGCGCACGATGTCGCCGACCAACGTCAGGTTGTTGCCGGTGGCAAACACGACGAGGCGCGGCTCGATCAGCGGCGCGATGCTCTGCCCGAGGATACGGACCTTGACGAGCGGCTGATCGAGCAGCTGGCAGAGGAAGTCACCCCCGAGCGGACGGGACACGTTGTCGATCGAGAGCAGCGCATGACCGGCCAGCAGCGAGGCGCCGAGGCGCTTCTCGGTCTCTTCGTCGTCCTTGCCGGTGCTGATTACCGGACACGGGAACCCGGTGGCGATCGCGGCGGCAAGTTGCGTCAAGTACCCTTTGCCTGTCCCGGCTTCCGGCGCACTGATGCAATGGATAGGCACGGTCGGCAGCGCGGCACGCACCACCGGCGATATCAGCGCGCTCAGACCGACCGAGCGGGCATCGTCATCGCCCTGCCAGGGAAACCCGGCGAGCAGACTGTCCAGCAGATCGAGCGCCTGCTCGCCCTGGCGTCGCGTCGGCCGGGCCGGAATGTCCGGCATCGGCGGCGGGTCGGTGAGATACATGCCGGTGACGGCGTCATAGCCGGTTTGATCCAGCACCGAGCCGTCCGGCCTCAGCGACGGCGCTGCCAGCACACCGCGCACCTGCGAAAACGGCCAGTGGCCGGCGCGCGCCAGGATGAGCTCGGCGACGTCCTCCGGCGGCTTGCAGTGCTGCCACGCCTTTTGCCGGCCGTCGTACCTTTCAAAGCGCGCGCACTGCCCCATCAAGCTGCGCATCATGATGGTGCCGACCTGGGTCAAGCCGACGGTGCGGATCGGCGTGTTGTTGGCACCCCGGGCTTCGAGGGTGACCGGGCGCACCAGCAGGGTATCGCGCCGGAACAGCGGCAGGCCGCTGCCGGCCATTGCCCGCTCGGCGGCCTCGGCTGCGGCGGTGAGATCGGCGCCCAGCCGGATCACAGCGCCGCCATGCGCGGCGCTGCTGCCGAGCGTGAAGCCGAGCCAGTCGGCGAGCTGGTCGGCGATGGTGCCGCCGACGATCTCCTTGAGCTTGGGGAAGCCGAAGGCGTGCTGGCCGTCGGCCACAGCTTCGGCGGCGTCGTGCGCGCAGCGTACGCGGTCGGCCGGCCGCGGATCGTGTGCGGCCTGCACAACCGCGCCGACGAAGGCCTCGATCGCCGCGATGTCCCAGCCGTTGCGCGCCAGCACGCCGCCGAGCGCCAGCGAAAGCTCGTGACGGTTTCCTTTCGGCGGCCAGTAGCGGACAAGCAGCGCACCGGCGGCGACACGTGCCACCAGGGTGGCCAGATCGGCGCTTTCGATGTCTGCCGGCGGCTGGCGCTCGCAGCCGCCCTCCCACGTGATCGGCTCGCCGCTGATGTGGGTCGAGCCAGGGAATACCGTCTGAGCGCCCTTGCTGGCGGCGCCGGTGCGCAGCTCGACCAGCCGCGCGCTGGCGGGGTTGCCACGCAGCTTGACTGGATCATCGAAGGGGATTGCCGCCTTGGTGGCAGCGGCAAACGCGGCGCGATAAATCCAGTGAGAGCCTAGTGCCGTTGTGCGGCCGAAGCGGATGGTCGGCGGCAGGAGCTGCGGTGCGAGCGCGATCGCCTCGTCACAGTCGAGGTCCACATCCGCGAGGTTGTCGGAGGCCGGACCCAGGATCACGCCGATGTTGAGCGGCCCGCCGTTGAAATATCGCGGCGCCGTCTGCTTGGTTAGCCGCAGCAGCTGCCAGTCGCTGATGGTCGGCCCTTTCTGCCGGTACGGCACCGGCACCGGCGACCAGCCGCGCCGGATGTATGTGAGCGCGGTTTCAAGCGCGGTCGTCATGCTGATGCTCCCTTGGCCTTGAGGGCGAGGTCCTCGAGCCAGCGTTTTTGTTTCGCGCTGAGATGCACGACGTCGAAGCGGCCGGCGCGCTCGAGCAGGCTGTCGAGGAATTCCTCCGATCGCGCCGTGAACCGCCGTGCGGCGCGCAGCGCCTCGACCAGCGCAACGAGCTCGTGGTCGAGCATGGACATGCCGATGTCGTCGTCGGACTCGGCAGGCCGCTGCGGCGGCGGTGATGGCGAAGCCGCCGCCGCCGGTGGCGCGGTGATCGCCGCGGTGAAGTCGTGCCAGTCGAGACCGGCGCCTCTCAGCACCCGCTCGATCGCAGCCGCCGCGGCGGCCCGCTCGCCGTCGTGGTTCGAGCTCAGCATCGGCACCAGCTTGCCGAGCTTCTCGCGAACCGCAGGCGGCAGGGGACGAGCCGTCGTGGCGGACATTGATCAAACCTCGTACGGGATTTCGTCGTCGAGCTCTTCGGCCAGCGTCTTGCGCGGCGGCCGGCTGCGCTTGGGCGCGTCGGCCTTGGCCGGCTTCGGCTGTGGCTGTGCCGGCGTCTCCTCGCGTGCCGGCGGCTTGCGGATGCGAAGGGCTTTGCACGGCTTGCCCTGATACTCGGCCTCGACCTGCATCAGCGCCACGCGCAGCCCGATCGCGTCCCTCGGATCGTTGCTTTTGGTCAGCAGCTTGAGGAAGTTCTTGTTGGTGACGTTCAGCACCAAGCCGCGCCTGTCCTCCTTGAAGAAGATGACCGGCTTCGAGTTGCCGTCCTGCATCTTTTCCGGATGGATGTCGGAGATGGTGAGGGTCATCGACCCGTCGTCCAGGTCGTCGGCTTTGAAGAAGTTGCTAGGGAACCAGTCGTCATAAGTTGCCATGGTCGTGCTCCTGTTGATCGAGAGAGCGATGATGAGGATGAGGTTTGTCTTTGAGCGTCAGTCCGCGGCGGGGCCGTGCAGCTTCGAGTCGTAGTACTGGCGGGCGACCTTGCGGCCGTCTGTCAGCGTGACGACTTCGGGGTTGGGCGCGTTCCAGACGTCGTTGACGATCTTGTCGAGTAACGCTGTCTTCGCGGTGCGGGCGAAAGGCCAGATATCAGTGCTGACTTGCCGGCCTCGCTGCTTTGCGACGGCATAGATGCGGGGGTACTCGCGGTACTCTGCGAGCATTTCAACGAGCTCGTTGTCGCTGACTTTGCCGTCGAAACGCTCGGACTCCGCAAACTCGCGCAGCTCGGCTTCGGCCTCATCCAAAGTTTGATGCACTGAAACGAAATGCGTGCCCTTGTCGTGCTCGATGTAGAGGACGTATGCGAAAGGCTTTGTCATGGGATCAGCTCCATATTGATTTCTCCAGGTTGAGGTGTCCGACGCCGACACGAGGACGGCGCCGGGGGACGGCAGTTACGCGACCCAGAGCTCCGCACCACATGCGCGCAGGAATTCCGCGCGCTCGGCTTCACATGCAGATCGCCAAATCTCAGCGAGAGTTTTGGGAGTTTTGGACTGCTTCCTTTTCCGGATTGACGTGTAACCGCAAGCATTGGCGGAGCTCCGGATCCGGCTTTTCGGAGCCTGGAAAATCCGCTCGGCCAATGCGATCGACGGGAACAGGCTCACCTCG